AGTGCTTACAGAAACTGCCGCGTATGTTCCTGACTGTTTTGCCTCTGACACTCTCATGCGACCAAGCAGATCTGTTTTAAACGATCCATAATCTCCATCGGCAGCACTTGCAGAAAGCGTGTCTTGTATAACCGCTAAAACGTATGATCCAATGTCTCCAGATACGTGCGCAGAATCTTCTGCTTTCTCTGAGTTAATTGTCAACGAAGCTGCTACTCGCAAAGCTCCAGTAGAGTTTACTTGCAACGGAGCATAGTCGCCATCTGTGGAAACAAGCGAAGTCCCAGCATCGTTACGAACTGCTAAAATTTGCTGACCTACGTTTCCAGAAACGTGCGCTGAATCTTCGGCGAAAATACCAAAGCCCGCAGTATTTGAAACGTTAACGTTCAACGCTCCACCTGTTTGTGTTATTAAGGTACCATCCGAACCACGAAGGTACGCCCCTACGTTTGCTCCGTTGTCGGGAACCGTTGTGTCAAAATATAAACGATCAAGATTAATCATATTACTTTCCTTTTATTTGATTGGCTGGATTGCCAAATAAAGTATCGGACTATAGAAAATAATCTTAAACCCATAGAAGCATTTCCAAAACATCGTTGTTTTTTGTCGATATTGCATACAACGTGAGACCCTCAACCGTCTTTATGTCGTACTCTGAAAACGAAGACCCCGAAGGGACCTCTATATAATCAACCGATCCGGTTTCAAAATACACCTGCAACGTCCCGCCAAATCTTGATCTAAACGTAAATCTTAAAGTCCCCGATGGTATTATTTGAGAATATTCATCACCAGATACAGGCATAGATACGTTTAATATTTTTGGCTTTGCGGATAAAATTCGGCTCATGCCTTTTCTTCCTCTTTATCCAAATTTAAAAGATCGTCGTCCGGCCTGATTGATTCCGCATAGTACCACGCGTACCATTTTTTTTTTGATTCGACCCATTGAATTTCATACTTAAGCCAAGCGCCGTGTTTTTTGTTATTAAAAAGCATTAGTCGCCGCAATCCCAATGGAGTTGCAGCGACTAAAAAGTTTGGAATAACCGTGCTCTTGGCAGGTGAAAACATTAATTATAACAATTCTTAGTTGTTATCTTTAATGATCAACGCAGACTCAGCAGCACCAGCACCAGCTTGGTTTACGAACATAGCAGCAACGCCGAAAATCTGGTCTAGGACCGCACGAACGGCCATGGAGCCGAATTCATTTGCTCCTTGTTCAGAGTAACTAGCTCCAGCTTGGAAACCGTAAGCAATCGCCATTTTATCAAACAAGTAGTACGTATTCGCAGCTACTTTATTAGATACAACAACAGGTACTCCGAAAATAGTTCCAACCACGCCTGACGGAATTACAGATGAGCCGTAAATATCTGCGCGTTTAAACTCATCGAGACCCACTAATGTTCCCCATGCGCTTGTTCCAACCAACCATGATCCGTTTCCTTTATCGCCTACGCGATTCATAAAAGTCTGCATCATTTCAGTTAAGATTGCGTACGAAATTGTTCCCGCCGTTGCAGTCGCATCGCCCGCCGCTTCTAGCTCTAGAATGATTTGATCGTCCAAGTACTTTGCGTGACTTCGTGCTGCGCGAGCAGCTAAATCTAATTGAACTGGAATCTTTGCTTGAACTTTTGACTTGTAATCAACGATCCATGCAACGTATGCGTTAACATCTAACGCTAACAAATCTGTAGCGTAAGTGATAACCGATGCATCCCCAGCAGCGCCTTCCGTTCTGTTAAGAACAGTAAAACTGTTGCCTTTTGGAAACTCAATGCTCTTAGCACCAGGCTCACAATATTGTGATACGTCGTAACATCTTGGCGCAACGACTGACCCTTCGATCAATTCTCTTTGAACTACTGCCGCAATCATCGCTTCTTTCGTCGCGCCTACCTGCGTATTACCATGAATTAAATCTGCCATTTTTCCCCCTTAAAGGTTTTTGACGTACTTACCGGATTTTGTCTGAGTTATTTTTAGCCCAGTCCAAAATTTCATCTGTTTTCATCTTTGTGAAATCAGGCGCTCCGTTGATCACTTGAGTCCTTGACCCGCCGTTCGGCGTTCCGTCTTTAATTGTTGGACCCGCTTGCTTAAATAGAAACGGCTTTTCTTTTCTAAGTGTTTCAAGCGTGTTCGTTATACTGTCTTCATCAACTTCAAAATCGTCATCAACAACCGAAACCTGCAACGCGTTTAGGTCTACAATCTTCAAAAGAGTTTCCGTATCAATCGCACCAAGACTTGACGCCTTTGCTGCAACCTTTTCTTTAACAACTTTGAAAGCGTATTTAGACGTTTTCTTTTTCTCAGCGTCTCGCAAATCTGTGATCTGCTTATTCAGTTGAGAAATCACTTCGTCTTTTTTACCTTCCGCTTGCATTTTTTGTTGATCCAATTCAAGCATTCTTGTCTCGAGAATTTTTCTCGCATCACGTTCTTTTTTAACTTCCGCTAAAAGTTCTCTTTGTTTAGATTCGTATGCAGTTGGATCTTTTATGGTTGCGGCGCTGCCGTTTCCATTTGCACCGCTGGTGCTTGCCGATCCAGTGGCGCTGCCAGTTGAATCAGTATTGATATCGGTCATTGTAACCCTCCTTTAGAGTGTTTGTAAATATCTGGACTAAAATCCACGCCTTTTTTTAAAACGCCTGATTTCGTCTAGAATCATTTTTCGAATCCTTTTGATTCCTAACTTGTCTAATCCTAAAAACGTACGGCCTCGACTTGCAAGGTCTTTCGCCAATGCAACGTTGGTTTTTATCGAGTTGTCGTTTTGTCTTTTTGAATCCCTAGAACCAGTAGGCGAAACAACAACCTCGCCCTTAGAGCTAGTAATACGTCCGCGTAACGATTCTAGTAATTGACCTGTCGCAGTGAGATTTGATTTGTCAGATTTTGCAAACGTAGGGTCTGGGTCGAACCACCACGAGTGAGTTTCGCGCACAGTTCCTTTAAGTAACCGACGACGAAAGTTTTTTGTGGCTTGGGAAAGGTCTGGTTGTTTTTTAGCACTTGCAATATCTGAGCTTCCGGTCAGGTCATTCCCTTTTCTGGTCTCAGCTTGAACTCTTTGAACAGAAAAATCAGATATATCACTCAACAATTCTTTTGAAATAACGTCCTTCTCTAACAGGTCCTCAATTTTTTTTAACACTTGTTTTATGTTTAATACTTTAACCGTGAACGCCTTAGCCACTACTCTTCTCCGGTCAAAGATTTTATAAAGTCTCCGAACGACTTAAGGCTGCCGTTATTAACAAAGTCTCTAATAGACTGAACAGAAGACTCAGGCTCAATATCCCCTAGAGGTAACTCGTCACGAAATTGTTCCGCTATATCCTCGATGTCTGACATCGGTAACCCTAAAAAGTCGCGCTTAACCCCAACATTCCCAGTAATATGTCCGTGTGCCTTTTCCGCTTGAAACTTATCTTCCCATCCGATAACAATCGCGTTTTTTTGTTCCTTCACAACATCCAAAAGCCCGAGCATATCGCCGGTCTGTTTTAAGTTAACATCGCTTTTTGATTTTCCGTACGCCTTGAACTCATCACTCTCTGCATATTCTTTTGAATAATTCTGATTCGCCTTAGACGGTGGGTTTAGGAAATCCCCATCCGAAGTACGTTCTCGGATCTTATCTATAATGGCTTGACCTACTTTTTGACGGAAGGAACTTGAATCTGGGACAAGCGTCCCGAACATTTCGTCCAGGTCGATAACCAGCTCCGGGTTATCGCCTTTAAGATTTTGCACCATGACCTTATTAATCTTTGGCATTCCATTACCTTTTGTCTCTATAAGTAAAGATCACAACGATGGCCCTAACCACTATGAACAAACAAACGAATTCTTTTATTGTCCATTTCTGAAACTCTAGTGGAATTAGAAACTCAAACTTATAAGCAATTTGATCCCAGCAAATTACCACTACGAACGCAGAAATAACGGTTAATAGAATATTAGTTATGAAAATCTCAATGCCCTTTGTAGACATTAATTTAGTTCCTCAGTATTAGCGTCTTCTTTTTGGTCTGTAGTAGTTTCACTCGTCGTAATCATTTGTTGACGATCTATCTCTTGCATAACTTCAATCGCGGCAGGCTCTTCTATTCCACGGTCTTCCATTATCGCCTGAACCCTAGACATTAAACCAAGCTCCATTTTCTTTTCATAGCTCATCAACTTTTCACTATCAGATAGGTTTCTCTCAGGTCCATAAAAGTTTACAGTAACCTCAGAAGATTCTGGTAACGACGTACTCGATAACTCTTTTACAAATCCATTCTCGGTAGCGTTGGCATAAACGTTGTTCCATTTAACTATTAACTGATAAACTTTTTTCTCTACGAATTGAAACAAATCATAATCGTCTATAGACGCTTCGAATCTTTCAAGCATTGCTAGATACCTGTCGATGCCAGAGGCGTACTGTTCCTTCTCACCTTTGGAGTTAATAATCTTCGGGCTTAATCCAACCGAGGTTAAAAACATGGAGAGAAAATTAGCGTTCATTTCGTTTGTTGCAGATATGTCAGGGTTAGGACTTGCGAAACCAAACGTCGGTTGAGTCGACGCTTCACCTTTAGGATCTTTTTTTAACCATAGGTAATTTCGTGGACCGATATGTAACTCACGAGGCTCTTCTACCGACGACAAAACTGCTTGAGCAAAACCTTGCAGCCGTGCGATTTCAGATTGATCCGATAACATTGCGGCGAAATCCAAAGTAAAATCCACCGTCGAGTTTCCAGCGCGGACGAAGAACTCGAAATCTTTATCTGCCGCGATATCAATGAACGGCAATTCCTTAATCGGGTTCTCGATATCCTTATCTGTAAAAGTCTTCAACGGCTCAAGCGTTTCGTGATCTAGAATAACCCCTTGAAAGTTAGTTACGAAATTATAGTCCTTCGTCCACCAGTAAAAACACATTTTGTTTTTGTAATCGTTAGGGTCCGCAATTCCTTGATTTACTGAGTCCGATGAATAGCCACGATTGGTTACTGGGTCCAAGCCAGAAGTACCGCTCGTAGTTTGAAATAACTGCTGCTTGTCGTAGCTTGAAATAACATAAGCCTCAGCCTTTTCAGGATCGTTTGCGTATGGGATAACATCATATTGATGTAAGTACAGTGGACGAAACTCAATGATGCCGTCCTTAGGAACAATCTGCAAAGCGCCTTGAGATTGTAATTTATAAATCTTATTTGATTTTTTAAGCTTAATGTTCGCTTTTCCCAATTCGTAAATCTTATTAACATGTTCTTCTTGAGCCTCTGTTAATCCAGTAAAAGTTCTTACTGGAGGTTTTTGATATACTTTCGACTGCTCGTCAATGATCTTAGGAGTTAAGTTAATAGACGAAATAATCCGTGAATTGTTCGCGGCCTTTGGGCCCAATTCTGCTCTTATTTTATTTACGACAAACGGATGTTGTCTTTTTTTATATATCTCGTATTGCATAAGAGACGTGTTCTTACGCAATTTATTTTCGTTAGAGTCTACGATCTCGTCTATCTTTTGTTTTCTGTCTGCTTGATTTAAATAATCCATGTTTTTTAATACCTTCCCGAAGATATTCCACCAGAAGTTGAGGCGCGTCTCATTTCGTCCTCATAACAAATTGCATATCCAACCGCAGTTGTGCAATGTTGAAAACGGTCCGAGTCGTCCTCATTTAGTTGACTTCCAGGTTTAAGTTTAGTCAATCGCAATCCTTCGTCAACGGTCTTTGCGTCCTTGTAAACAAATAGCTTAACTCGACCGTGAGCGTTTTTTATGTATCCGTTCACCAGATTGTGTCGTTCCCGAATAGGAGGGTTAGACCTTGGTACTTCCAACTTGTACCGTAGCTTTTTACCTTCTTTAGAATAGTTTGCTAAGTGCTTTTCAATAATCTCGTAATCTGTAACTATGGATCTGGTGTCATTGTTTTTCCCAGAACGATCGCCTCGAATCTTGTAATAAATCTTAGTATCAATTAGGCCACGTGCGATTGCCTCCTCGACAGAGTCAAGGGTACGCTGGCCGTCCACTATGACCTCGTTAAAAATATGCCATTCATCCGTCGCAGTAATATATTGCATCAACACCAGAGACAAAGGTTTACCGTCACCAATGTTAAAGTCCCAGGTCAGTATCACTGGATAATCTGGATTAACTTTGTACGATATGTCGCGGTAATTTACTGAGCGTTCATACGCGTAATACACGAGTGATCCGTCATTCACCTCGATCCATTTCCCATAGATCATCCGTTGCGCCATTTTCGGATCCATACGTTCTTTTAAAGTCTCGATGTATGAAGGAGGCAAGTACGGATTATCAAACGTGTTCGAGTAATGTATTTTCACCTTTTCGGATTCCGACATGACTATTTTTTTATATGCCCAATGGGACGGAGAGTCCGGGTTCGTCGCAGATATAACGACTGGTTCCTTGATATGCGGAAGTCGGTTCGTACGCTGGAGAATAACATCGTACGGATCTGGATAGTCAGTCTCGGTCAACTCTTCGATCAAGAACATAGAGAATTCCCTAGATCCTAGCTTAGAGAGATTACCGTCCGCCCAAGATACCGCTTCCATAGTCGACCCGTTTGGAAATTTAAAATCTCCAGTGGTCTCAGAATATTTAACCTCTAACCCAGGTATGCGAGACAAATGTTCTTTGATCTTTTTACAGAGAGTGTCCTTCAACTGAGGCAACGCTAACCGTCCGAGTCCCACACACGCGCCCGGATACAAGAGAGCGTGAGTGCAACCGATATATGCTAACGTCAAACTTTTACTACTGCCCACGGACCCAGATAATAATATTTCATGAGTACCCTTTGAATAGTCAAAGCGACGCCTAACGTCTTTAATGATTTCCAATTGCTGAGGCAAAGGAACAAATTCATTTACATTCGGGGTGGAGAAGTTCTGCAAAAGATTACCTTTTAATTAGTATAAAATTGTTTCGGTTTATGCTCTAAGATTCCATTCTGGTTAACAACTGCTGCGCAGCAAGGACAAAGATACATATCTGGGAAAATAATTACTGCCTCATTGCAGTCGCGCAGTTCTAATAAAAAAGTACGAAACTCTTCGTCGGTAAGCTCAATGACATCGTCACGGCTTTTTAATTGTCCCATTAATAGTTCCGTCTTTTTGTTCATCTTCTTTTTTGTCGTCCAGTGAGTAGTTGAATTTAATTTCGACCGGCGCAGACTGAGGGCGTTCATTATTATCTGACCAGCCCGCCAAGTTTTTAAGACAGAAAATAAGCATAACATTTTCCCCCTTGAATGCTTTTGATAATGCGACTTCAATTAGTTTTAGTTTTGTTTTTGATAGCCGGTCTTCTCTGTACTCACCAAACTTTTGTCCTGTTTTTTCAAATATTCTGCGTTCAATAATGTCGTGAGAGATTTCCATAATAGATGCGCAGTCTTTTAACGTAGCTCCTCGCTGTAAGATAGCGTCTAATACTTCCCATTTAAGTTCTATTTTCGGACGACCCGGTCCTTTTGATTCAAGCATACGCTTTATTATCTGCCTTTTCCGTTATGTTCTGAAGTCCAGGTCTTGCAGAACTAA